CTTCATGTGGTGGCTCGTACACCACTGTCTTTTTGCCGTCTTGCTTCCGCACTATTTTTAAAGGCTTAGGTGTGAGGAAAAAATACATTGCTTTAAACGTGTTCAGCTTGGTTTTTTCATAAGCCAAAGTAGTTATGAATTTAAGCAGCTCATAAAGCATTGGGGTTCCAAAAACACAAACAAAAGCTCCACTTGATAAAGCTTTGAAAGTGATTGCATCTGTAAAATAATATACACACGCCGCACCTAATAACGAGCTACAAATGAGCATGCAAATAATTTTTACTCGCTTGCCGGGGTTCCAGCCAATAGTAATAAATCGGACAGTCATGATACTTGCAAGCATTGCAAAGAAGCCGTGTACGCCTACAAGAGTTATAATTTGGTCTAAATATTTCTCCATAATTACCTCCTATGGTAAATCTTTCTGAGTTATCACCGCACCGTTTACTCGGCTAATTGTGTAAACTTCGTGGCGGTTATTACTCTCCCTATAGCTGGCGTGAACCCAGCCTGAAGCAGGGTCTTCATCTGTATAAAATTCTAATATTAGTTTGTCAAATTCAAGGTTGTACTCACACCACTTAGCGAGAGTTAAGTTATCTACGCCCGGCACTTCAAAATCAACTGCCTCTGCCAGCGCATGTTGGCTCGTTGTTTTAGACCCTATCTTCAAGCACAGTTCCTTGCTGCGATACCAGCTTGACGGACTAAAAGGAACACCAAAGTGTAAACGCACAGGCTCAAGAATATTCTCTGCTACAGCAATAATTTTAGAAAGGTATTCGTCAGGGGGGGTGTTGTCTATGTAATTTCGTTCTGCGGTCTGAGACTTAATCGCCTCAGAAAAAGAAAAGTGTTTGGATAATTTCAATGACCGCCGCCCCACCCTTGAAGCGTTATCATTAGGGAGTCGTAAACAAAATACCCAATGCCTGATATTAGTACGATGACTGACCAACCAACAACCTGCTTCTTTACCGACTCGCGAAGCTGCTGCGCTCTATCTTCCTTAGCAATGAAGCGAGCTATAAAATCATGGTGAGATTCGTGCAGTTCGCGGTCAACAAAAGCATTTCTATTGAATGATTGGTTTACCGCTTCAGACACAATTTCAGCTACATCTTTCTTTTCTTCAGGAGTCATAAAATTTAACGGTTACCCTGTTATGGTTTTGGATGTGACGTTTTTACGCCTGCAATTCGCAGCTTCCAAGCATCAATGTCGTGATAAATCTCGTCAAGCTGGTCTGTCACTTTTCCGTATTCCTCGGTGCGCTTTTCTTCCCATGATTTTTCTGGCTCGACATAAGCCTCAACTGAATCGAGCAAGCCATCAGCAACTATCTCATCATAGTCACGGTTTCCGGCTACACAAGGGATTGATTTGCCTCCATCTTTAATTTCTGTATGTTCTTTGTTTATATATTTCATTTCTATAACCTCGCGTCAACTGCCCAATTTCCGGCAGAACCGTCTGTTTGAAGCACAGCACCTGTCCCATCTCCTGAATTTCCATCTATTATAACTGTCAACCGACACCCGTCCTCATTAATATCGTTCGCTGTTATTGAACCACCCCCAGCAGCAGTGACATCCTCTATTGCAGAGGATTGGATTTGCCAATGGTCGCCTGTAGAAAAAGTAACTGATGGGATTGCCCTTTTCCTTTTATACATGAACTGCATTTGTGCTACTGTGGTTGTGGAAAAAACACCTACAGCACCCGCAGACGAACCATTCCCAGCAGCAAAATTTGTATTGTATTCAAAGTACCTCCCAATCCTATCTAATTCCTCCTGATGACTCCGACCAATAAAAGGTAATGCAACTGCGCCTTTGTCTATTTTGATTTGGGCGAATAGCATGTTGTTGGAGGTTGAGTCTGCGTTGTTCACCTGATTAGTAGACGCATATACGCCCGACTCAGATAACCACACATCATTAGCTGATGTCATTTCACTCGTCCCTGCGTATATCGTGAAATGTATTTGAAGACCTTTACCATTTACATAGTCCCACGTTCCTGTACCGTCATTGGCGGGAAAAGTAAGCTCCGCTTTCTCCCATGTGTTAGTGGTTGTTTGAGTGTACTCTTTCGTTATTACCCTATCAGTAGTGGAACTTGAAAGCTGGACAGAGTTAATGCCCGTCTTGGTGTGCTTGTGCCAAAAAGACAGCGTAATTGCTTGTTGAGCAAAAGGAAGATAGTCGTACCCTTCTATTGTGTATTTAAAGTAAGCTCCATCACCTGCGTCAATAGTGTCAGCTATAGTGGTGCAATCTGATTTCATTGAATAGTTAGACTTATGCCCTGATTCTGCAACGGTAGGGACATCAGTAGATCGGCTAACGGTGTGCACATACGCATTAACTCCAGCCTCAATCCATTTCCACGTGTCGGCAAAATATCTTGAACCCCCATTTGTTAAACCAGCAAAGCTCGTCCCTTCCTGCCATGAGTTGAAGTCACCGTTGATTATGGGGTTTTTGTCTACATAGTTTTTGTAGTCCGGTGCTTCATCTGCTCTCATGTATGAAATGCAACGCCAGTCGGCAGAAGCATACTCATAAAGAAAGGCAATATCTCCAGCAGCGGTTAAGATGTCAGCCGCGCCAGGCAGAATTAAATTAGCAGTTGAGTGAGTTAAGGTACACGCACCATCAAACTGCAAGATAATAAAAGTCCCGATGCCTTTTGTTTTGATCGTGGCGATAGTAGTCGTGCCAGTCACATCAAACATATTACCGAATATATCAACATTAAGGTCGGTTGCGCTTGCAACGTCAGAGCCTTTTAATAACTTCAAGCCCTTGGCAAACTTCGCCATGTCAGTGCCGCCAACTTTGACATCAATCTCATCATCGGTATCGGCAGTAATGGAAGTATCACCATCGGCATCTAAAATAATCTCTAAGCCGTTATGGTCGATGATACCTGTAATGACCGTTTGTCCATCCTTATCCACGCTATCAGTCAATGCGGTTGCAATATCCGTCATTGTGTTGTTGTGGGTGGTGGAGGAAATCGTGGTTCCGCTAACCACAGGATTCCCCGCGACTAAGCTATATGTCCCGCTACCATTCCTAGCCATTAGTATACCCCGCAGTTAGTGTGTTATAATAAACAAACATGATAAAGAGACTCCTGTAATGAGAAATAAAAAACTTCAATCTATGTACAACACATGGGCAAACATGATCCAGCGTTGCGAAAACCCAAACCGTAAAGATTACAAGTATTGGGGTGGTCGAGGGATTAAGGTCTGCGAAAGATGGCGAACCATAAACCCGCGAGGAAAAGGGTTTAAAAACTTTGTTGAGGATATGGGGCAACGCCCACCACAACTAACACTTGATCGTATTGATAATAACGGTAATTACACTCCTAAAAATTGTCGTTGGGCAACTCGCAGCGAGCAATGGAAAAACTCCAGAAGTGATATAACACCAGCCGTTCTCGCTCATGCCACCAAACAAAGAGCTAGAACCCATTGCAAACGAGGTCATGAGTTCACTTCTGAAAATACTTATGTTCATAATAATACAAGAAACTGCAAAACCTGTCGCAGAGCTATGGACAGATGGCTTTACTACGATAAAAAAAGACCAATAGAAGAATTTTACTATCCTGCTGGCAAGCCTGGAAGAAAGCCGAAAAATGCTGACTAATGTTGTTATTGTTGCCCTTGTAATGCAGAAACCAAACCGCGATTTGTAATCGCCCTCATAGGATCTGTTTTTGGTTTGCCAAGCTGTTGTGCAATTGTGTTCTGAAATTTCTGCACGTTGTTCATCCCCATTTGAGTCGCAATAGCGTCAGCAGTAAATGCTGTACCTTGCATTCCTGCGGCAGTTGCTGCGCCTGCGCCTGGACCCAATGCGTCTGTTACCATTACTGATGGACCAAGAGTGCCTACACCCGACACTGGACCTTTTATAGCAAACTTGCCCATGAACCGCAGAAAGTTTTGAGGTATATCGCCTCGAACAATTTTCAGTATATTTTCTTGTTCTTCTTTCGTAAAAGACTTAAATATTTTCTTGTTGTTTGCTACCGTTCTAAACTCTTGTCTTAGCGCAGTTTCCTTGCCAGCCTGAGTGTAGTTTGCTGCTTTATTTTCAACTCGAAACCAGATGTCTTCAAGCAATTCTAGCTTCTTGTTTGTGCGCCATAAACCACGAGCCTGCTTTAGCACTTCCATCGCGGCAGGGTTACCGGAGGTGAGTTGTGTTTGTACTGTGGACTCCATAAAGTCATCAATAGTGTCAACTATGCCTCCACCGATACCTGCTTGTGCGGCGTTCTTTGGATCTGACCTTTCGGCATTACGCGCAATAATTCTTAATTGTTCCATTTGTTTCAATGACATTGGCTTCCCTTTATATGCCGCCAGCTCCTCAACAAGTCCTTGTATGGCAGGAGTGATGCGTTTGTTGTAACCTAAACTTATCAACACACCATCAATATTCTGTGCTAAATCATCGGTAGCAGCAGCATTGTAACCAGCCCCCATTGCATCAGACCGCTTATAAGCATCAGTAGCTTGCTTTTTAAACACTTCTCTTGTTTCTGCTAAGGTTTCTAGTTTCTTCGGGCGAAACCCACCACCAGCAATAGCAACACCTGTTCCTGCTAAGATACCAAGAACAGGATTATCGGTCATCTCTGTTACAGCAGATGAAGCTGCCGCAGCTGGCGCAGTGACTGCCATTTGAGTGCCGGGTGCGGTTGATAGTTGTTTGGCTATCTGTTTGCCACCTTCTGTCTTGGCAGTTTTTGCAAGTCTCAGTAATGCTGCTAACTGAGGTCCACCTGTACCCGTTGCATCGCCTGCGGCACTTATTGCCCGTTCAGTTGTCGTTTCTGGTTTCGGACCATTAAAGCTCATCAGATTCTTCACAATCTCAGATGGCATTTGATCAAACGGCTCAAATCCACCCTCACCCTCGACCATCTTGTTATAACCAGAAGTCATTAGGTCGGCGGCAGGTAACATAAAACCACCTGCAATAGCTCCAGGAGGACCAGCAATAGCACCACCAGCTAGACCCAATGCAAGGTTAGGACTTGCGCTACGAGTAAAAATACTAGCTTTCCGTAACGCTTCATCCTCAAAACTTCTGCTAGGCGTTTCGGGGCTATCTTCTACAGGAGGGATATAGTCTTGCTCTTGCGATGTGGATACTATAAAAAAATCATCACCTCTCTTTTTAAGCGTCCCTTTTTCAACAGGTGTAATTTCATCGCCCTTCTGGATAAAATACGCACCGTCTTGATTTTTCTTTAACGTCCCTTTTTCAACAGGGATAAGATTATCAGGAGGCATTAATACACATCCTCTAATTCGCCAACACCACCACCCTGAAGGTTCCGTAATCGCTCAGCCTCAACCTTGACTTTGCCACGCTGCGCTTCGATAAAGGCTTGCAACTGATATTGTTTTTCCTCTGGACTTGAATCAGGATTAACTAACGCCGCTTTCAAAGAATCACCTTCAGCCTTTGTGAATGCCGCGCCGAATGTTTGACGCAACAATGGTAATACTTCGTTATCGACAGTTGACACAAGTTTTGCCCTGTCTTTAGCTCCAACACTCGCAGGATTTTTCATCTGACGATTCCATGTATCGTTCATCTGGTCTGCCCATGTGTATGTCGCTGTTTTACCTAACCCGGTTAGTTTGTTAACAACTTCTTCAAGGTGAGGGAGCCTTGCGTTCATCTCAGCAACGGTGTTAGAAACCGATCCTATTTCTGATCCAAGAGCTTCAGCTCCTTTTGTCTTCTGCGCGATAATTGGGTTCATTACTTCTTTAACATCTGACCTCGCTTGTTCTTCACCACCAGCAACTGATGACCTATGATCGACTGTTTCTCCCGGTTTCAAAGTAACAGTTCCTCCAGGCGCAGGAGTAATCGCCCCGGTGACAGCATCACGATTCCCAAATAACCCACCTAAATTAATAGCCGGGTTTGTTCGCTTCATTGTTAAATATTCCTTTTTCTCTGCGTCAGTCATATCCTGGTAGGCTTGCCACTCGGCAATATTCGATGGCATAGACGAGGGTGTACTGGCTTTCTTCTTAGCCAAATTAATCGCTAACTGATTCGTCAGAGCCGTCTTTTGAGCCATTGGTGACTGATAGGGTTCTGGTTTAAGCGGGTCAATAGGCTCAATAAGCTCATTACTATCAGCAGGATGAGCACGTAATCTGTCTATTAATGCGTTGCTGCTGCGCTCCGTCAAAGGCGTATCATTAACACCATCGCCGTTAGTATCTCCAACGTCAAAGTCTGCTCTGCTGCGAGTCAGAATATCGTTAAGCTCACTCATTTCTAATGCTTTATTTTCTGCCTCCTGCTCCTGTAATTTTTCTCTACCTTTCTTTCCGTAATGCCCTCGCAAAATATCAGCAATACCACTTAACGGGTTGTAAGAAACGCCTGTACTTCTGTTTCTAGGGGCAGAGTAATTATCAAGCAGGGCTTGTCGGCGAGCTACGGATTTAGCGTCAAGATAAGCCATTAAGGTGCTCCCGCATAAGCCGCGCCGATACTAGCCGCGCCCTCTAATGGGTTCCAATAACCTGCCATCTGGTTCTGATAGTTCTGTTGAGCAAAGTTACCTGCCGCTAAAGTCGAATCAAATAGAGGTGCTGGCTGGACGTTCGTACCCTGATAACCCTGATAGCTGTAAGGTTGGATCTGATTGCCTGAACGTAGAGAATTAGTCTCGTTCAATGGCACGTTGCGGTCATAGGCTTGCTCTTGAATAGCGCGACCTCTGTCAGCCGTAGTTGCTGCCTGTGCGCCCTGAGCCAAGTTAGCCTGTTGAGCTTGCTGAGACATCTGAGAATCAAATAAGCCCTGTCTCTCGCCCCATTCCATACCTCGATTGGAGCGTTGCTCGCCAAGTAATCGAGACTGTTCTTGACCGGCATTAACAATCGCACCCAATCTGAAATCATTTTCTGATCGGTTCAGGTCACGGTTGTTTGTATCCCACGCACTGCCGCCACGAGTATGACCTTGCGTAATTAACTGGTTATTGGCTTGTGTTCTGCGCTCGTCAAACTCAGGTTGATACCTCTCCATTAATGCCTGAACAATTCTATCCGCGCCGCCAACAGTTGCATCATCGACACCGGACATATTGGCATTGCTTAATTGGTCCACATCACCGATCTGGCTTGCATCATACGCATCTACTTGAGGCGCACCGGATGTGTCCCAGGGAGTATTAAAGGATTCGTTGATACGACCAAGCTGGTTCTCACCTGTATCCAACATGCCCTGTTGCAGACGCTCGTTGGTGTCATAGATGTTTTGTTGGTCTGGAGAGAGGGATTGGATAATAGTAGGTTGGTCTTGGAAGCCGCCTTGATTGCCACCTCCAGAAACCACATTACCATCCCCGTCTACCCAGTAACCCTGTGTTGCTGGTGGGTTGCCTGTATAGCCACCATCATTTAAACCAGTTCCCCATGTCCCGAAATTATAAGTTCCTTGCGTACCTGGCGTACCTTCCACCCATGTAGCTTGATTAGCATCGCCGTCTGCTGATGCAGGATTGTCATACATTACCTGACCGTCTTGCACATAGCCACTACCCTGAGCAGGCGTACCCCATGAGACAGTCTGTGAACCGCCCGGTGTGTAGACATTCGGGTTGTTCATGCGTCCTTGAAGACGCGCAGTCTCTATATTATTCTCGCCCTGCTCTCTCGCCGCGCCAGCGTAATCCGGTGCAGCGGGTGCTTTGGGCTTACTGAAGAATAATATTAAGCCGCATCTGTAGAGTGAATATTCGAGCCATTGCCCAAGGTATTCTTTAATTTTAGCCATTTACATTTCTCTTTTAACATGCCGTAGACCAGCATATCATCGTCGGCTAATGCTTTACGCATGTTACCTTCGTACTCGAAACCTAGGTGAGTGTCAAAACGCCTAGCATCTTTGTTTTTCTTTGGTACAAGTCCAGTGATTCTATTACAATTTAATTGGTTAAACGGGTAATCAAAACAAGCAAATAAAAACTCTCTGTTGAGCCATCGTCTGCCCGGTATCGCAGCAACGTGCATCATAATATTAGGGTTCACATAGTGATTATAAATAACACCTGCAATTATTTCACCATCCTTAATTAATCCTAAAGCGGAGTAATCATCAAAAGGGAAATGCTCACCTTCACCAATAATACCGCTGACAAACTTTGCAATCTCCTCCTTTGGTTGGGAGACTATCACCCCACAATGCCACCAGGCTCAAATACATAGTTGGATGCTTTCAGTCGTACTTCCAGACCACTACTCGCCGTCTGCATTCTTAACGCTGCGTATTCACCTTCAGCAAAAACAGTCTGCCAGTCATCGTTAATATTTAAAGCACCACCCCATACACCCGAATCCCAAACAGCCGTATCCCAAACACCATAAGTAGTGCCAGAAAAATTCAAGGCACTTGTTGGTGGTTCATCCTTAAAATCAGAATTGCAAGCTATCAACACAGAGGGTGAGCCGTTTGAGAACATAAAAGGCTTAATAAGTTTAACGTGCTTTATCATGCCCGGTAGTTGGAAATCAGTGAAAGCCTGTTGAAGCTCAGTGTCAATGTTGTTGCCGTTATCGGAATAATTTTCCCAAAACTGTCCGACAGTCTGATTGCCGCCAAAGAAGGGCTGTCCTTTAAATATCGTCCAGCAATTCGCATTGATATTATCGAAAGTTGTCCATGCACCTGTGATGGTGTTCATGGCGTACTGTTGCTGATTCGAGCCAGTTGTTCTAGGCACATTTAAAATCAACATATTTGCCTCTGGATAAGATACTATCTGCCATCCAAAATTTGTGGAGTACAGAGCTGATGCGTCCGCTATAGCATTTTTAATATTAAACGTAATCGCAGAAGTTGCGTCAGTTTCGGAAGCTATCAACGCTTTGGACAAAGGATAAACACCCTCCTCCAGTATCAATAATGCCTCACCTCTAAATCTTAATAGTGGGCGAGTGCCAATCGGCTTACCAACAGACCAAACGCCAACAATGCCCCATGTGCTTAAGCTGGTCGGGTCTGATCCGCGATAAGCTACCACCTCACCCTCTGAGGTAATCGCGTACCAATAGTCATCAGGACCATCACCGCCGTCAAAGGTGTAAGTGCCGCCAGCAACCAAGTGACCGCCAAGTTTACATACCCCTGATAAGTCTAATTTCTCAGCCGCACCACCAACCGCATCAACAGGCAAAAACCATGCGTGTAAGGAGTTAACCTCTATCATCCATAAGCGTCTGTGATGCACCCAAGGTGCTTTCAATTTGGTAGTCGTTACTCCAGTAATTGCAGGAGATGACACGCCCGTAATTTCTATCCAACTGCTATTGTTCCAATAATACGGCGTGTCATTACCGGCATCGTTAAAGCAGCACAAATACGATGTGCCTGATGTATTGGTAAAGTTAATCGAAGACCATCTGGCATCCGCTAAAGAGGCTTGTACCGCTGCTCCTGCCGCACCTGCTGTAGTGGCATCAAAGAAGTCAGTCCCTTCCGCACAGAATAGCGTTTCAGTGCCGTCAGGTTTAACATAAGGCATCAATGATTCAACCTGCCCATTCATACCCGTCAGATGATCATTCGCGCCCTTCCTGACCATAATATCTCTGGTAGTACACCACCAGTTCTGCATGACGTTTGCGTACTGAGGCTGCATCGTTGCGGCAGAATCACGCGCATTTAAACCACCCACCGGAGCAGGCACAGTTGCCGTCCTACTCGCGCCTCGTCTCCTTGCAACCTTCAGTAGTGAAGGGTTACGCACCTAAACGCTCCAGGAACCTTGCGGGACAAATATGCCGGGTATCCGGTCAGAGCGTCCAGCATCAAGCCTGAGCTGCCTTGCAGAACCATCCCTTGCCATTGCGTTCGCCACATTCCTCTCATAGTCATCAAACTGCTGAGCGTAGTCTAATCCCTTCCTTTGATACCATCGCCACAATATGCCTAAGCTCATCAGGTCTTCATCTAACAAGCCAACATCCGTATCAGCCGCCCAAGCACTCTGGTCTGTACCGCCAGAAGCCTCACACCAGTTACTCGACTTGTACTCCAAAGCAATCGTGTCTGTTGCATTACCCGGCACTGGTGAAAAATAAATAGACTTACCTTGTATTCGATACTGTGGATACGGACCTGTGACTGGAAAGGCTTGTAGTGCCTGCCAGTCACGAGGTGCGAGTGGTCCAAGTATCGGTAGCTGAGTAGTCCTATTCCACATCGTGTTGTTCTTCATGGACTTGTAATCCGTCCCAATTAACGATGCGATAGTGCCTTGTAAAGCCGCAGCAGCCTGCGTAAACGTGGCTTCTTTCGTCATAAATGACCAGTTATACCTATTCGCCAAGTCTCGCCCTTCCCTATTAGCAATAGCCAATAATTGTATGATCTGCTTATCAGTGTTGCCGATAACAGAGGAAGGAGAGGTGATGCCGATGTCAGTGGCAACGTCCTGGAGCATAGATAAAATGGTCATTATTGGCTAATAGCCTCCGGTTGTTCCGATGCGTCAACAGGTGGTCTTGCAGCAAGTTGATACTCCAAAGCCTGTAGACGTTCGGAAAGTTTAATATTTTCTTCCTGAGCTGAGCCAAGCTCGACTTCCAGTGATGACATCTTCTCAGATACCGCACCGTGGTCTTTAGCGTTCTCAAGATACGTTGTGGCTTTGCGCTTTAGGTTTCTTGCGCCCATGCCAATCTGCTGCAAGCCCTCATCATTTGCGTTTGCCAAATCCTCAACGCTTCGGATGTTAGCCTGACGTACCATTTGAATCTCTGCCGGTGTTAGCACAGCACATTCCTCAAGTGGCATTCCGTTGATAGGTGCTTCGCGTCTTTCCTTCCAAGCATTGTAAGAGTTTTCAGAAAAGCGTAAGTAATTATCAGAAATCATGTGGTGATGGTGACGGTATTTTAAGTGGTCAAGCCACTCGCCGCACTCTTTAATCACCTGAGTTTTGTTGTCACCCATCGGTGTGATGGTGACAATTTCACAATCCTCGTAATAAATTTCAGTCTTGCCTTTAACCGTTTTCACCATGCGCTTTGCAGTGAGTGAAAAGTCAAGGTAAGGAGGGTGATCTTCAGGCTCGCTTATTGGTACTGTACTCATAATAATTCTCCAGTTATGAAGTTAGGATATGACTGATACTCAGCCGTTAGGTAATACGTTTTACATGAAACAATGACTGGATGTCATGTGATTCTGACCACACAACATCTGCAAATTTTTCAATCTTAAATTCCCACCATAAATGATTGTGGACGCTTAGATGCAAAGGCTCACCAAGGACTGCCTCACCACAAGCATCATCTACTGTGGATATTTGGAAAAACACTTCTTCGGCGCAGTCAATAATGTTCTTCAGAACCGTCAAGACATCATCAGGCGGGATATGCTCCATGACATCAGTGCAAATTCCATACTCTACCTGCGCCGGTATCGGGCGTGTTAAGTCCCACTGAATAAACGGCAACATCACCGCTTCTTGGTCACGGCAGTTATCAGTGAAATCTAACAACATAACATCATGCCCTTTATCAAAAAGAGATAATGACGTTCTGCCAGTGCCGCACCCAAAGTCCATAATGATGTTATCGGGCTTAACGTGTTCTAAAAAGGTATCAACAATATGCTCGCCCGGACAAATCTTACGATATAAATCATAACTCCACATCGTCTGGTACTTTTCCTGCTCAGATAAGTCCTTAGCTTCTGTGTTGTACATTGCCTGCAATAAACCTTCGCCGTAAACGGTGAACTCGCAACCAAGTCTTTTCAGCATCTGACTGGTTATCTGAAAATCTTCAGCATGTGACTTCATCGCCACGCTGGTTGTAAATTCCTTGCCGCCCCATGTAACAGGCACAACAGGCATGAATCTGTTCATCGGTTGGTCGTAGGCGTGTGACTTACCTTCCTTGTGACAACTATCAAAACCGAACACATGAAACTCTCTAAATCCTAAAGCGTACACCACCGACATCGAACTATTGCCAACTGCTGAGCCGCCGGATAATAAAGCATAACCACCTGCATCAATACGGTGTTGAGGAAACTCTCTCTCCATATCGCAATCAGTATTACAGTGCCAAACAATCGGACCTTCAACAGCATCCATTGTCATCGGGTTAACTTGTGAGCCGAATATGTGTTGGTTGGCGTGTTGGTCAACAAGCGTTCCTGTTTCTTTCTTTGCATCCAGAATAAACTGGTAGTCAACGTCAATGTAGTTATCGTTGCACCATTTACTCGCGCCGTTCATAGCAAAGACAGTTGCATTCTTGATACGCTTAATTTCATCAACACAATCATCAATACTGCCACCACCGCCCACTAGGACAGCAACACCACCATGTGCTTCGTGGCGTTTAATCCATTCTAAATCCTTCGCTGAATTAACCCGTATATTATGACGAATTTCCTCATCAGGCGTGTTGGACATTACCAAGACAGGCAGAATTAAAGGCTTCTCAGCACTCTGATTCTGGTACTCCATCTGCATTACTTTTGCTTTCGGTGCAGTCATGCGACCTCCAGTTAAAAAACCCCTCAGACAATTCCGAGGGGTTTAGTGATAACTACTAACTAACTAACCTACGCCTGGACCACAAGGTCTGTCGATTAAACAGGGAACCGTTATGACAAGCGTTGAAGCTGATGCCGTAATAGCTGTATTTAAGCCACTAACCCGATTGGTTGTTGCCGCTGCGATAGCTAAACCACTAGCGATAGCAAGGTCAACGCCCGGAGCCAGAGAAAGCGTATTGGCTTTACCCAGCACCGCAACACCACCGATTTGATACCAACCATATTCGCCAGCAACACAAGCAGACATGGCAACCGCAAGCGGTTCACCAGAGTCTACCGCAGTTGTGGAAAGCGCGGTTTGACCAACCAGTGTATCGCCATCATGGTAAGTTACGATGGAACCCACGATAGTTGATGCAACACCAATCAAGTAGACAAATTCGCCTTCGCCGTAAATTGGGTCTTGAGCGCGAACGATAGTGCCAACCGGATGCTGTTGTGTGGTTGAGTTGTTAGCAATAGGTTGTGAACCTACATGATTGCTGTCTGTAATTGAAAACGCCATGATAGTTCCTCCCTTATGCCTTTATGATGCCCTGAAGTGAGCGATTGCTACATACTAAATTGCCCATCCAGATTATCGGTATGACTACAGCGTCTTGGTTGATGGCTCTCATTTCTGGAACCTCTGTCATTTCCGCATCGCGGTGACAGACCAACTCAAGATAGTCAGTGTTAAGAAAATAGCCAGATGCTGCTGGTATGCCACTACCACCATCGAAGATAACATCTGCTGTTTTATACTTCATCGACACAAAGCCAGCTTGGGCTTTAGAGTCATCACTGTAACGCTTCAATGACGTTTGACTTCCCTCGAAGAAAGTAAAGTAGTCATTACTCATTACAATTAAGTCGGGCTTATCAGAGCCACGAACCAATTCAAGCCAGAGCTGCAGCATGAACGGGTTTTCAAAAGTAGTTGAGCTAACAGTGATAGCACTACCACTAAGTGGAGAAGCGGCTGACTGAACAGTGTTCTTCCAAAAAGTATAAGTGCCGGAAACGATACCACCAACTGTGCCTGTCCCTGCGTTAGAAACGATAGCCTGCAAACCGTTGATCTGGTTTGAGCTTGTTCCGTCAGAGTAGATGTCGCTGGAGATATTGTTCTTGAATGTACGCATCGCATTAGTCAAACGACTCTTGGCTAAATTGATGATGCGTGAGTCACCGGAGTTAATTCGCAGTTCACGACCAGAAGCTGTGACATGTACTGCTGCCTGCTTCCAGTTGTATTCTGCTGCTGATAACACATCTGACGCACTGATGTTCAAGCTGTCATATCCAGAGTACCGTTGATAGGTACTATTCTCTGCATAATCCAACTCAGCCACGATTGTCAGTCCACCATCTTCAACACGCTTGCGACCTTTCTGGTTCATTCGCATTAATAGTGCATTGTTGTTGGTGACGTTATCAGCAAACTCCTTTTTGTGCTTACGGAAGGTGGTCGAAACCAGTTCCGTAAAAGTGCTATTGGGAGATGCCATAATATTTTTTCCTTAGATAAACTTCAAAGATTAACGGTTGTTTATTTCCGCTAGTGTTTCTGCCAACGTGTCGGTAACTGATCCAGTCGGTTTATTTGGAGTCTCCTGATAAGAACCTTTGCCATGCAGGTTTGTGCCTGCGGCTTTCTTTGCTTTGGTTGCTTTCTCAGCAGCTTCTTTCTGCCTTTGCGATTCTGCACTTCCTGACTGTTGAGCCAGTAATGTTTGCCGCATTTCCGGTAAAGCCCAGAGTGCGCTTTCATACGCTTCCTCCAGTCCCATCTGTTGACCGCTACGGTCTGCTCTGTCAATAAGGTCTGCCATGTGTTCCCGCACTGTTTCAAAATGGGGATACTTTGCATTGCCTGCCTCATCTAATGTGTTGCTGAACACATCTATGGTACTCGTGGCGTTGTTCACTTCCTGCTGTTGAGCATTCTGTTCACGTTGACCTAACTGCTGTTTTAAACTCTGAAGTTCCTGCTGCAATGGATACAACGACTGTTGTAACGTGTTTTGTGCAGGATCATATTCTTGCTGCATTATACTCAGGTCAGCACCGTACTGATGCGCTGCCTGCATTAAAACTTGTGCTTTCTCTTGTGGAGAGGCTGTCTGTAATCGGTAGTAGGTGTTAAGCATCGAGCCTACTACTTGATTTGGTGTCGCACCAGAAGCATTAATCGTTGCCATGTAAGGCATTAATGTTTCCTGTACCGCTTTGCCATACTCAGCATCACCCTTGTACATCTGGATGCCACGACCAATATCTTCTTCGCGCTTTAAAATCTCACCTCGAATGGCTGGGTCAATGCTTTGCCACTTCCCTTTCGCATCAGCTCGCCAGGTAGTCGGCGCACGTTCCAGCCTTGGGTCTACTTGCTGAGCAGGTTGTTCTAGCTCAACGGGTGGAATTTCTGCAACAGGTTCTGCTGCTACTTGCTCGCTTTCTTGCTCGCTTTCTTTTGCGAACCTGCCGCTTTCGTCCCTTGTGCGTCCTTCTTTTTCTGGTTCGCTTTCGCGCTTGCTCGTATCGTTTTCAGTGACATCGCTTACTTCCTCCACTATAGGTTCATCGTCTGCCTGTATCTCGGCAAGTGTCTCAGCCATACTATCGCCAAGGTCTACATCGCTGCTATCAACTTCAAATACTTCTTCTGCTTCACCAGTCATGGCGATTCTCCTGCTTTAAGGTGTCTAGAACACCTGTTTTGGGAATGCTATGCCTCACGGCATTGCGCTAATTGTGTATAACTATAAATTGTGCATAAAAATTAATTTTATTTATTTTCGGTGGGACTATAGCTAACTCTTACAAAGAATAATTGAGTTATCCACATCAAAAGTCTGCTGTCACAGGCAAAAAAATCTCTGAGCCTCTACCGCCCTGCTTATCTCTTAGTCCATTTTACCCTATAAAAACAGGGGTTTTAGCCTCTGTGGATAAGTCGATTTGCTATAATGGTGTTATCGATCAGATGTTTGATCCGTTCTTTAACAATTAGAAAATCCTTTAATCCTAACTAGGAGCATTATCATGGAACTATTTTTAAACGCTATGAGCGACTATTCTATTGAAGATGAAAATGGCAACTCTATTACAGTAGAGCAAGCCAAACGGTATCTTGATGAAGGTATAGTAACTAATTCAAACTATTCTTTTATCAGGTTCCAACAAAACAACTTCGATCTAGAAGCTACTAAAGCTTATTACGATGAACAAAAAAGAATAATGAAAATGGCTAGTCCTTTCAAGTAACCTTAACCCCGCTTCGGCGGGGTTTTTTAATCTTCCCCAAACGTCCAACTAATAGGTTTATCGCCTCGCTCTGGCATAATCTCTTTGTTCTTTAATTCGTTCTGGACCTTCAGCATTTTATCGCCCAAGCTATCTTCAAACGCTGCCTCTTTCTCTGCGTTGTGCCGGTCAGCTTCGCGTTGTTCTGCTTCTTGCCCTTCCCAATGACGGCAACCCGTTCTTTTAAGGTCATCAAGATATTCAGGTCTTGAGTTAATCACTCGCATATCAACAGGCGAATGAAATGGTTCAATGTCACCGATGATGTAATGAGTTTTAGGCACAGGCACATAATACTTGTTATACCATTCACCAATCGGGATCATCTCGCCGGTTATCTTGTCGGCTTTGAATCTACCGGGCTTAACCTCGGACTTGCCGAATATGCGCTCATACTCATCGTCAAGCTGATCTTTTGAAACGCTTATAGGGCGTGGCTTATCGCCTTTGCCTCCGGCTGAGATTGTCATTGTGGATCGTAACCCCATTCATGTATTGAATCACCATTAGTAAAAATATCTTTTGCTTTTACTTTTTTCTGAATAATTTTGTAATCACCCATTAATGCGCTTTCTCCATGTTGCTTGGCATATCCTTTGTTAATTGTTATCCAATCTCCTTTCCCTATTGTGAGTTTTTCTTCAGCGCTCTTTCCAGATGGGACAGCTCGGTATATGGTTACGTCTGCATTAGGATTACCCTTCATGCCGTGAGCTATATTAAATGACTGTCTATCTAGCCCTGCCTCACCAGTTCCGTAATATTGCACAGCATTCCCGCTATAAACATCATCTGGATATATGTCACCACCAGTTAAATCGTGAGCTGGCGCCCCACCATCCCTCATCGGTGCGGTGTGTTGCCCTCGGTAGTCGTCAACGTCCTCTACTCCACGTTTAGCAAGCACATCATCTCTATCCGCTTTACTGAGTCCAGAAGGTTGATTACGGATATTACCATCATCAACCAACCCCCCTTCCTGCTTCAAAGTCTGCTTGAGGCTTGCGGCTTTGTCTGTTGCGGAGGGTGCTATCTCAATCAAGTCATCACGGAACATGACAAAGTTTCTTGTTCCTTCGCCTGCGTTTCTACTGTTGCCGTCAAAGTATTTTATTCCTGGGATGCCTGCTTCTTTGAGTGTTTTGCTTGCCTCTTGCTCAAGATTCATTGCGTTTGCTTTTGTTAGGTTATTTTCCCCAACATAGGCTTTTGTGTATTGATGATCTGCAATTTCGTGGTACATCATCCTGCCTGTTACAGCATCCTCATCTATACTGCCATCAAGGTTTTTAAAGAAACCATCCGGCTCCCTGTCTGCCCACATATCACGCCAAGCCTTCTGTAACTTCTGTGGTTGGTCAGAAAATCCTCCATCCCAATCAAGCAAGTCTTCTGGTTCTACGTTTAGGTTTAGATTGTATAAGTTGCCGTCCCTTTTTACTATTGCGTTTCTTGCTTTTATGTCTTGTAACTTATTAAGGTTTATATTCGCCTGTTCTGCTTTCAATTTCCCTATGGGCGTGTCATCAAAAGATGAAATATCATCAGCAACACTGCTAATAGCTTTGTCAACATCGAAACCACTATCCAGTAATTTTCTTTCTGCGTAATCGTCCGTTAAATTGCTGATCGTTTTGCCGTCAACTAATATTTCATCGCTTAAATTCTTTTGATACTCCTTAGCAACAGGCGAATCATAACCCTCTGCCGCATATATCCCATGACCGTAAGCCTGTGCGCCCTCGCCTGTACCTATCTTTGACATATCAGCCTTGCCACTTTCCCACTTGTGAGGTGTGCCGTGAGAGGCTTTTATCATTCCTACGCTTATACCGGGAATTACTGTCATTAACGCACCAGCTCCGGTTTTAGCAGCATTACCCCAAGTCGGGTTATCCCATGTATCCAAAGCACTGTTGACGGTAAAGGCTGCATCGCCCAACACATCAATCCCAGGTGTCATTTCTAAGCCAACAGGGTAATTAGTCTTAACCCCCATTCGACCAGCCAACTCATCAACATCGCCTGAGCTTTTAGCGTAATCAAGTACAGCCTCACCAGCACCCTGATAAGTGCCTTTCAAGCCTTGCCATACAGGATCATTATCCATGTACTTACCGACTGAACGGAGTTTGTCTGTCAGGACATTACCCATAGCCAGGTGCAGGACGTTTCTTTGGCTTGCGTAGTGCTTTCACCACTGCCTTTTGCTTTTTCATGTTACCGGCTTTCACGCCACCCGGCGCACCACCGCTTGCCCCACCTATGCCTGTAGCCATAATTTCACAATCTCTCGTCTAAGTTTATTGTCAAATAATAATATTTTTGCTTCATCGTTGCTTAGCATTTCTCTAGCAAAAGAAATCTTTGCTTTTTCAAATTCAACTTTTGCAAGTGCCTCTGCTCTATCCTTCTTTTGCTTTGTTTTTTTATTTAACCTTGCTTCTTGTTCTGCAAGTTCTAATTGATAAAGCTCACCGCGAGTAATTGTATCATTGTCTTTTTTCTTCTTTTTGGGTGGGGCATCATCGCCGCCATGCTTAGAAGACCTAACAATTAACCCTGCTGGAAATTCTGTGAACGTGTAAAAACCACTACTAACTTCAAAACTAACATTACCTAATAAACTGGCATCTTTACCCGTAAACGAAAAACTACCGCTACCAGCGGTTAGTGAAAAATCAGAGTAAAGGGTTGCTGCTGTACCTGAAAAAGAATAATTGCCTGAAGCAGCAGAAAGTAATCTGGCTCCTGTTAACGTGGCATTTGTGCCATTAAAACTATAATTACCTGAATCAAAATTTAATTTGTATGCGGCACTTAGTGTAGCAGCAGTCCCTGTGAAGGCATACGAGCCGCCTGTTATAACTACATCATCCCATGTAACTTCGTCCCATTTGCCAACATCCCAAACAGCTCCGGTAGCATCACCGGCAAATAAAACGTAATTGGTCACGATATAGTGAAAAGACTAGTCCCAAAATCAACAGTAAAGGTCTCGCCATTTTGCAATGTAATGGAAGATCCTTTGTCCCACCACCCAATCAACGGGTCGGCAGGTGAGGTAGGAGTTGTGTTGTACAATACGGCATATCTAAACGCCCCTATAGTGCCACCAGAAGCAGTCCAAACAATATCAGTACCCGTTAGTTTTCCAGTTCCAGATGTTTCAGTCCAAACTGCTGTGGCAGACTTACCGCCAGCATCATAGCCATTGCCTGCGCTTATCTCTGCTAAATCTGCAATCACTGAATCGGCAGAAGCGGATGGCGCAACATTAGTTAAATAAACGCGAATATCATCTGCATCAAGATCATGCACCTTGTCTCCGAGGTCTTTTATAAATTGTTCAAATTTATTGAATGAAGCCATTATTCAATCCCTTCAATAGTGCCGTCATCGCTTCTGACTACTTTACGAGGCTTACTCAATGCTTCAAGCATCTTGGCGGTGTTGGATTCTCTAACCTGTGACTCACGAGACAAAGACTCGGTTAATATTTTCAATGCGCTGTCTGACTCATCCTTCTCTTTTTTCTCATGCTCCCTGTTAGCCATGTGCTTATCGTTCATGCCTGACATGTGTGCTGGCTTAGTCGCTGCCGCTTTCAAGGTTTGGCACTCACTCTTGTAAGCATTCTGCATATCAACGACATCCTGCTTCAAGCCAAACAATTCTTCCTGGTAGTTGTCCTCAACATCTTTCAACTGCTGAGTAAGGTCGAATACCTTTTGCTTGTAGTCGAGAGCCGCACCCTTTTCGGTTATTGCATTCCGGGCTTTCTCAGCGGTCATTGCTTCGGTTGACTGTTTCTGAATAGCTTGAGTTTGCGCCGTCATTTGAGCTTCGGCTTGCTTCGCCATCTCCATCGCTTTCATCTCGGCTTCTTTAGCCTTACCGATAGCATCGTCCACCATCTGCTTGCCACGCTGCTCAGCCTCTTGCGCCTTGCCCTGCATTTCCTGTGTAGTCTTCTGGACTTGCTGCTCGGCTTGCTGCTGGACTTGCTTCATCTGCTCATCCACTTGTTCTTGCGGCACACCTTGTGGTCCTTTAGGTGCTTCAATATCTTCTAACGCATCCTCAACCTCACGCCCTAACTTGAACCGGCGCACTGCTGCCATAATCATAGACTTCGCCGCCTCAACCGTTAATGCACCAGACTGAATTGGCTCGGCAACTGAAGCAAAGAAATTAGTAATACCGGAGAGCAGCTCCGTGATGTTCTTTTGGTCTTGCTGCTGCTGAGCTTGGATAGTTGATTCTGTCTCAATATCAATACGGAAGTCACGCATCATATCGTTAGACATGCCCTTCTGGATGTCTTCCCACGAAGGTGTTTGCATCATCTTGATTAATTGAGGATCAGGTTGTGGCGGTGGCGGAGGTGGTGGAGGTTGTTGCCCTGCCATCTGCGCCTGTTGTGCCATTTGCTGATACTGCATCTGAGCCTGTTGCATTTGCACAGTTTGCATTTGCTGAGCTTGCTGCTTTTCTTGGTCAGTTGGAAACTTCAAGCCAGTCATCAAACGCAATGTATCAACGCTAAAATGCTCGGCAACTATCTCAACCGTTATGCGAACAAGGTCACGGGCATATCGCTGGACTTCACGTTGTTCACGCTGTAGTCGCTGGCTTCCGAAGTTTGCTTTTATCTGCTGTGCGCCAAGGGTTTCGTTCGGATTCGTATCACCTCGGATAACATCCGATATGCCCGTAATTTCATAAATCTGTTGAATAAGTCCCTGCCGGTATTCGTACAGCCTCACCAATACTTCGGCATACATTTCCATCGGGAGTGTAAAGATAGCCTTATCCAAGCCACCCAACTCCATCAATGCGGTAATGTTCTCAGAGGGTACAAAGGCATTATCAAAACTATCAAACAGCTTTTCTATCTCAGGGATGCGAGCGTCATACACGCCTCGTAATCGCAAGCCGTCAATAATCTTACGGATACGATTCGTTACGTTCTCAAGCTCTTTTGCTAGAGTTTCATACATCGAATACTTGGTCGACGGAATAAGCGTGGTGGATGACTCGATGGCATACAGAGGTCTTGGTATACACCAGAAGCCTTGTAGCTGAAGCGGATCATCTTCAATCTTTAGTGCTTTGTCCTTGTAGCTTGGTGAGATAAATTTAACCTTCTTCTCGTCTTTATCCCATATCTCCCAAACCAGACATCGCTTGAATACTTCCTTGTCAGGATCATCACGGTCTTGCTCGGTCTTATCATCCTTGACCGTTGCATCGTATTTTACTAAATCGACAAACTCAGGAAACTCCTTCTGAACCTGCTCCTTGGTGAGTTTGTGCCTGAATGCTATCCAAGGAACTAGGTTCCAGCTCTTGCCCGGACCTCTGCGAAAATCATCCCACTGCACCTGTTCATACTTTACTTCTTCAAAGGCTACTTCTTCAGCCGGTTCCTCACCCTCAACAGGCTCAGCTCCCTCAACAGCTTCAGTCTGGACGAATGACGGGATATAGCGAACACGGGTAATGGCTCTGCCTGGTAGCAGCATGTCATTAACCGCTGCAATCATTATGGCATCAAAATCAATATCATCCGCTTGCTGTGCGTCTAATGAATAAGTAGATGCTCTTTCACATACCTCGGATATTGCCTTTCCCAGAGGGTCTTTGTCACGGTAACGTCTTCGTATATCCGGACGCGGCAGGGAATTGTATAGGACAGGGCGTATGGTTTCAGTGTTAGCCCATAGGATATTGAAAGTCTCTTTGCGCTTGGCAAGGTCATCGTTGTTATGCTCCTCAAGTCGGTAGGTAGACAGAGCCTCATTACCTGCCTTGCGCCAGTTGCTTTCTGTTTTATCAGCCTGCTCTAATTCTGTCAGCCAGCGTTTTACAACACCGTCAGAGCCTTTCTCGATGTCTCCCTTAGCTTCAATATCTCCAGCGTCAGCCATTACGCCGCCACCTGATTTGATTGATAAGATATTCTCATGTCATTCAGTCTCTTTTTGATAAGGCTTTCCAACTGCGTTTGAGTGAAGTCATATAACTCCTGCCACTCGTACAGAGTATACAATTCTACTAAATCTTTACTTGAGCCAACAAGCTCACCGGCAAAGGTAGTGCGGCAAGAGAAAAAGGGGCGCTCTCTGTCAGCCAATGCAGACTTCTTTTTGATGCCGTCAGCAATCTCTCTTGCTAGTGCATCGAGAGGTTCAGGCACTGGCTTCTTCCTTCCATTCCTTACTGCCCTCTATTTGTGGCTCATCAATAACGGTGATGGTGTCCGGTGCTTTACCCTTCACCTCAACTTGGTTGGTAAACGGCACATCCTGCATTGAGTCATACTCAAACAGTACCTCGTCAATCACGATATTGTCGCAAGGTTGCCACCCGGTTATTTCATCGCCTCGCACATCACCGAAGCGAATGTAATCGCACTTAGGTGAGAGCTGAGTCATTTCTTCCATCGAAGGATACAGCGTGACCTGATAATGGATCTGCCTACCACCAGCTTGGATAACCACCTCCTCATTCTTAAAGTGGACCAGTGCGATGATTGGATCTGTTATTTCTTGTGTTATATTCATCTGCGCTTACCCTCGTAATATTCGTTAAATTCAGGGGTTTTATAATTCTTTGAGAAGTCCAGTGCGGTATCAATATCTGGGAAAGGAATAGCGTTTCCGCTCTCTATGTTGTAGCGCATAGCTTCCCAAGTGTCATCAAATTGCTTTAGTCCTTCTGGTGTTTGCACAATATTAGGGTAAGCCCATGCCTGCCCCTGCTCGTCTATTTCAGCACTCATGCGGTGTGTTGACTGCGAGCCGTCATCGTTATCAATAACGCCATAAGCACCAGGGTCGTTTATTCGTTTAACAAAAGGCATGTTCTGATTTTCACGCAGAACCTCAGCTAAATACTTTGCTTGATCGCTCATGCTCTCAAATCTCTGTAGAAAACGGTGATATTCCCTGTACTTGAGTCGTCTGGATCTACAATCAAACTGGTCTCAAAACGAACTGGAGGGATTTCAAGCATTGTGCCTGCCGCTGTGCTTGCTTTGAGGGTGATAACCGAGGTCGTGCTGTCCTTGAGGATGACGGTGTGTGCGGATAAGACAGTGTTAACGTATATCCCCACAACGAGTGCTGGCTTTGAGCTAACGGTTGTGGAATTAACACTTGTGTCAACCGCTGCATATTTCCATTCTTCAGCCATCTATGTTGCCCTCTTTGTGTTTCGCTAATATATCGCCCCTTGATTCTTCGTCCTATCCACCGCCTAATCTTCTTTTTTTGTTAATCGCTAACATATCGTTGAATTTACCTTGAACCGGGAACTGCATTGGTCTGTCTTCTGGTTTCGGTCTTGGCTCCTGCCAGTCAACACCTAGATACCGCCAAGCATCTGCTGGATGCGAACACCAGTTGTGCAAGTGCCTATCCTTAAACATCTTCTTGTCATCGTCCCACTCACGTTGATACTGCCTGAGTGCCTCGATACCCTCCATCACCCTTTCGTTATCATCGAAGTAAGCCCGGTTCAATGCCAACCTGCCAGCCTTGATACCGTCATCGAAGGACAGGTTGCGTACCAGTGGTGATGTCGCGCCCCAACCAAATACCTTGGCAAGCTGTTCCTGTGTTGTCTTGCCCTGTGCGGCTAACGTGCCAGCCTTGGCATCATGCGGCAAACCTAGTCGGTCATACTTGTAGGCTTGTCTGTGGGCAATCTCAGGCAGTGTATCGCCATACTCAACCACCAGTTTATCGTACTCAATGTTTATGACGACTTGCTTACCAAGTAGCTGTCCTGCGTAATATCCCGGATCTTTACCGCTGGAGGTGTGGAAGTCGATGATATGCAATTCACCTCCAACAATCTGATACCACCAAATACTCGTGTCATCAGTGCGCCCCAAATCGAACGTGGTGCGTACCGGATAGTCAGGGTCATGCGGGACTGAGCGTATACGTCCCTGCTTATCAATCTGGGCAAACTCTGAGCCGTAATATGCGCCTAATATCGCTGCATCGAAGGAGCAGTAGTATTCCTGTTGGTATAAAGCCTCACCAACGTCCTGCCCGTAAGTACCAACATACTCCGCCATTTCCTCCACTAATTGCTCAGGTGTTAATACCTTGGTGTCATCAACGGTGAGTAATTGAGCGAAAGCATTAGGGTTCTGCTTAGCCGCCATGTACGTCTTATAAGCGTGATTCTTGCCTCTTGGCGTGGTGATATACACCTGCCAGCCATTGTTCTCAGTCAGTATCGGTCTCAAATAACCACGTGCTGAGGGATTAGCCTGGGACCACTCTGAATACACTATCCCTGCAGGTGTTGAGCCTATAGCGTTCTGAAAGTTGTCAGAGCCTAAGCATTGCCAGGTGGAGCCATTCTTGAAGCGGATAAGCATGTCGTTGTCACGAGTACTTTCCCTTATCTCTTTGGGGAATGCCTCGTCTATACGCCTCAGTCCTGTCTTTGGGTTTACCGCATCCCATATAGCCTTACGGACCTGATTGTGCAAAGGGAGCATGTGCCAATAGTTTGCTACCCGTTGATGAGCCTTTACACAAGTGCCGTTCAAAGCCACATCATCCTTGCCAGCTCGTCTATTCCAAATTAGCTCAAGGTGTCTGGTTGTCTCATCCCTAACCCAAGCGTTCCAAGCTGGTAACTGGTAGCTCCTCGGCTCCCAATTTAACGGCAGGATTATATCGGGTGTATCATTCACCAAAGTCCGTCTTCAACCCAATAACCCTGATCCCGCCGCTTATTTCTGTGTCCTGCTTATCCCGCCAGTTAAAGCGGTTCTTCATGTTAAACGTCCAGGTGGGTGCGTTGATAGGGACTTGCCCCATAGCACCACCACGCCCTAATTTAGACCACCAACCCTCTGATAATTGCCGTCCTATGTTATAGGAGTCAGAAAAGTCTTTGTTATCCTTTGCCCATTTATGAAAAGTCTCTCTTGTTATCAGTAACTTAGCGCATACCTCTGCAATGCAGCAGCCTTCTGTCATCATGTCTATAACGGTTTGACACATTTCAGGTTTGTACTTGGTAGGTCTGCCGAACACATATCCCTCTGGCTTATCGCTCATGCCGCCTCCTGCCTCTCAAGATGCTCTGCCTTTAAGCCGGTGAAGTCTTCCCAGCGTTTTACTATTACATCGCAGTAGGTTGGATCAAGTTCCATCATGTATCCATTAATTCCACTCATCTCTGCAGCAATTAATGTGCTTCCGCTGCCTGCAAAATAATCGGCTATCGTTTTAGAGGTAACTTTAAACCTTTTTATTATCCATTCCATTAATGCTGCAGGTTTTTGAGTTGGATGCACCCTCCCTATTTTCTCGCTTGATTGAGTGAACTGCCTCACGACACTGCGGAAGTTTGCCCATGCAAGTTCACAGTCAGTCTGGTCGCTTTGCCCGTTGTTTTTATCCCATACAAGCCAACATTCACTATCAGGAAGTGCTGAGCAGTAATAATTTGCTCCCCACCATATCTGTTTTGATTTCGGATATAACTTCTGTGTCAAAAGAAATGCTGCTTTTGCTGTGTTTGCGTCATCATCGCCAATAATATCATTTTTATAATTTGCGCTCAGTACACCACTTTTACTAACAGCATTCATCCCATAAGGAGGGTCGGTGTGTATTAAGTCTGGTTTCACACCATCCATAAGCCTCTCAACATCAGCCTGTATTGTTGCATCACCACATAATAACCGATGATTGCCTAATATCCACAAGTCACCAGGCTTAGTAATCGGCTCCTCTGGCGGTTCGGGTACGGCATCAGGGTCGGTAAGCCCTGCAGTCTTGTCCGTCATCAGCCTATCAAGCTCATCCCCACTAAAGCCGGTGGTGCTTAAATCAAAATCCATCTCCGCCAATTCTTTAAACTCAAGCTCCAGCATTTCATAATCCCACTCGGAATCCTCTGAAACCCTGTTGTCTGCAAGCCTGTATGCCTTTTTCTGGGCATCACTCAGTCCTTCCGCTACATGGACAGGAACCTTAGTCATATTAAGCGACTGTGCGGCACTCAAACGGGTATGACCGGCAATTATCACCATCTCCTCGTCCACAACGATAGGTTGGCGAAACCCAAACTCTTTGATGCTGCCAGCGACAGCCGATACAGCTTTTTCGTTTTTGCGTGGGTTTCTTGCGTATGGGATTATTGAAGTTAG